TTTAAACAGCCGGTCGAAGAAAACTTCGGGAATATAAAAAAAGAAGTTGAAGAACGTGTTAACAATATTGATCTTCAAGATTCGTCAATAACTGAGTTCAGGAAAGAAATAAGCGAGATTTCACAAATATATGGTCATGCGTTTGTTATGGTTGATAGTCCGACGGTATCGAACCAGATATACAGCTTACAGGACAAGATTGATGCAAACGCGTTCCCTTACTTCTCTATATATCATCCGCAGAATGTTATTAACTGGGCGCTTGATGATCACGGGAAACCGTATTGGGTAATGCTTCGCATAACACAAGAAACAAATACCGATCCTCAGAATTATGATAAAGAGAAGGTGGCGGAAGAAAGATACATCTTAATCACGCGGGACGAATGGTTTGTTTTTAATTCCAAGTATGAACAAGTTTATAATGGGACCAACCCGCTCGGAGAGGTCAATCTTGTTTGTATTTTCGACAAGAAAAGTAAACGATACCGAAACTTCTTTGGAACAAGTTTTCTTGCCGACATAGCGTTTATCGCCCGCAATGTATATAACTCATGTTCAGAGTTGCACCAGATATTAAGGGACCAGACGTTTGCGTTTCTTGCCGTACAAGGGACAAGCGACGAATATAATGAGTTATCAATAGGTACAAGTCTTGGCTTGCTTTATCCTCCCGAACGCGCGACACCTGTTTACGTAAGTCCTCCGTCGTCAAATGCGGAAGTATATTTCCAGCATATTGACAGGCAAATATCTAAGATGTTTCAGATTGCGAAACTCGAAGGCGGGACAGCTTCTTTTGATGGCCAGACAGCGGTACAGCAATCCGGTGTTTCAAAGGCATGGGATTTCAACCAGACCAACAGTGCGTTAAGTAAAAAAGCGTCGAACATGGAAGATGGCGAAATGAAGTTATGGTCAATGTTCGCTAAGTGGGAAGGAAAAGATTTTGACGGAAGCGTTCAATATCCGACGGAGTTCAGCGTCAAGAGTTTGAATGAAGATTTAGACGAAGCTGAAAAGTTATTTAAACTGAATCTCGGAAAAATGTTTAATGATACGATTAAGGAATCAATTATCAAAAAACGGTTTCCGCGTATGCCGGAAGAAAAAATAAAAGAGTTAATATCCAATATGACCGCAGCCCCGGAGAAGAATGAACAAATAGAAACACCCGGAGCAAGGATAAGTAATAGATTGACTTTATTTAAACAGAACGCCAACCAGGCGGGTAAGAATGGGGGAAGTAATGAATCACAATCGTAAAATCAATTTTTTGTTCTTTCTGAATAATCGTGGGGAAGTTCCGTCAGCACCGCCGGCACCACCTACACCTCCGGCAGAAGTAAAGTTTAGTGCTGAACAACAGCAAATTGTTGACCGTATTGTGCAGGATCGTGTTGCGCGAGAACGGTCGAAATATGCCGATTATGATGAACTCGCAAAGTTCAAGCGTGAACACGAAGTTAATGCCGAGGCGCAGAAGCAGAAAGAACTTGAAGCACAGAAGAATTATGAACAGGCAAAGCTAGGGCTTGAAAAACAGATAACTGATTTACAGGGGGTTGTAAAAAGTAAAGATACTTTAATAGCGGACTTAAACATTTCTCATTCTTTGACATCTGAGATTATGGCGCAGGGCGGGTATGTTGACGAGGCGCTTGCCATGCTTAAAGGCAACGCGGTTGTCCAGGAAGGGAACGTCCTTATTAAAGGTAAAGACGCAAACGGTATTGAAGTAATGTTGCCGATTGCGGACGGAGTTAAACAGTTTCTTACCGCGCGGCCGTATCTTGTTAAAGCAACGCAGAAATCTGGGCCTAGCGGTCCGGGTGGTTTACCTCCGGCACCAGCGGCAGGGACCGATACGCTTACGGACCTGAACGAGCAGTACCAAAAGGCGATATTCGCCAATGACTTCAAAAAAGCGGCAGAGATAAAACAAAAAATGAAAGGGAATTTATCAGCGGCAGGGATTTCCCGACTATATTAACGAAAGGATTTTAGATGGCAAATGAAACCACCACCACGACATTGACGGAAGCCATTCCGACGATTGTCACGAATTATCTTTTAGAGTTAGAGGAACGCGACGTTGTCCGTCCTCTAGTTACGCTCGACACAGCTTTACTTGGCGGGCCGGGTATTGTATCAAATACGCCGATTATTCAGAAATTGACTTCTGAAACCGACGATTCTTTGGCGAATCAGGCAATGGATTCCGGGACTGGGGTTGATACTTCTCCGAGCGCTGCAACGGCAGGTATGCACGGCGCGGTTGTGTTTCTCAAGGACATTGCGGCCCTGGGATCAGTAGGAAACATGGCAGCTGCAGCCGGGCAGCTTATTGGTCAGTGTATTATTACTCGTCGAGATACTGACCTTGTAACATTGTTCGCTTCTTTCTCAACCAACGTCGGAAGCGCTAACGTAGACATCACGCCTGGCGACTTTTATGACGCTTACGGTTCCATGCGGACGCACTTTGCTCCGCAGCCGTATGAGTGCGTTATGTACCCGCTTCATATTTGGTCAAGCGTTGGTATTATCACTTTCTTTGACAATTCCGCAGATGCCCTGCAATCATTTGGCATGGGTAGCGTAGGGGAAGATTTTACAAGAAGCGGATATTCCGGGATGGTGTTAGGGTTCCGTCTCTGGGCTGACGCGAATATCACGGTTACGTCAAACAATGCGTCTGGCGCCTGTTTCTCCCGTCAGGCCATTAAGTACACGCCGAAGCGCGGTCTTATGATCGAAGTACAGCGACACGCTCCGGAAGTCGGCGATTATATCGCCGGGAATGAAGCGTGGGGCGAAGCGATTCTCCGCGATACCCATGCTGTTGAAATGCAGTTTAATGTTGGCCCGTAAGCATAGGGCTGATTAACTTTATCGGGGGGCGGGTAATACCGCCTCCCGGTTTATAAAGGGGAATGACATGGCAAAACGAAAATTACCGCAAACTGACGCGGGAGCACAAGAGCAGGGAATTATAGAATCTCCAGAGCAAAAACTTGCTCGTCTTGAAGCGGAGAATGCGGCATTAAGAAATACACAGAATGAACTTGAAGCCAAGATTGCCGCGAACACGAACATAATGTCAAAAGATGATATGCAGTATTTCTCTGACTTGCAGTATCTTAAAAAAGTCGGTCGGGTTGAAACCAACACAATCAAAGTTAAGGAAACAAACGACCACAAGAATATTTCTTTGTGGACCAAAGAAGGAAAAAGGATCGGGCCGTTGCACCCGGACAATGCTCGTGCGACGTATGAAAAGTTTCTTCTTAAAGGCAAGCGGTTGTTAGTTAAACAACCGACGGAAGAAGAAATCGCCGAGTATAAGAAAACCCCGGAATATATCGCTGAAATGCAACGGGTTGCAGAGGACCGGGCAAGAAAAGAAAAAAGCCGGAAAGGAAAGGGGCTTGAACGGCTTCTTGAAGCAATGGCTAAATTGACGGGTCTTGATAAAAGCAAGTTAATGCAACTCGAAAAACAACCGCTTCCATTAAGTGAAGGGCGCGGGGCATAATGGCTTTTATAAGAAAAGTAAAATGTCCTCGTCATTTTCTTCTTAAACCTGGCCGGTCGCCCTGGATGTTAATTGATAATCCATATATCAAGAATATGCCGGAATGGGCGATTAAGCGTTGGGGGTTAAGAAGAAAAATACCATTTGTCAACAGTAAAGGACAAAAGGTAAGGGATAAAACGTCATTTTATCAACCCGAGAAAGAAGCATCTTTTTTTGTTCATTATGTTTATGATCCGCTTAACTTTGAATGTAAAAATGTTTGTAAAGGTCGCTGTCTTGAAGGTATAGAGAATCAGAATGCGACCATAGGAAAACGAATACCGACAACAGTTACAATGTGAGGGGAATATGGCATTAGGAGATAAAATAACAGTTGTTGAGAACGGAATTGAGATCACGCAGACCGAAGGGGAAGCGTCAATACGTAATGGCCAGGGCGAGCTTGTCGGCCGGCATAAAGTAATATCAGAACAAAGAAAACATCCAGACGGGCATATTGACGTTACGGTTAAAGTGCCGGCGTTTGGGACATAAAGGGGGGAACAATGGCATCCGGAATATATAATTGTTTCAAAACGGACCTTATGGTCGGTGATGTCAACCTGGGAAGCGGCGGGGATACAATCAATGTCGCTTTGTATAATAACAGCCATGCTTTCACAGCCACAGATACGGTATATACAACGACATACGAACTTACAACTACCGGAGGATATACCCAGGGCGGCCAGGCGTTAGGAAGTCAAACCGTATCAGGTACAAGCACGGTCGCATTTGACGGGGCAGATACCGCATGGACTTCTGCCACGTTTACGGCATATCACGCAGTTATTTATGATGTAACGAACACAAACAGCTTGATATGCTCGATTGATTTTGGCGGAGCGCAGACAGTTGCGTCCGGAACATTTACAATTCAATGGCACGCATCAGGGATCATAACATTAACTTAAAAGGAGATAACCATGCCTGAAAAAACTTTAAACATGACAATAACTCTTAATGTCGAGGGAGAAGAAGGATTAACCGTTACAATCGAGTATAGAAATACAACGCTTGAAACCGTAAAGCTCGTCGAGAATACAATCATGAAAGCGTTGGCAGAGATAAATCAATAATGTTTTCCCCGTCGCCGGTGATAGTTGTCGCGCTTAAAATTGTCGCTATCACATTAATTATTATCGGGATACTTATTATCAATGCGAGGGGATAATGCTCATTAAACTTCGATACAACAAAGCGACAGATCAATGGCGAATAATACGAAGCGATACCGGCAAGACAATCCAAGAGGTTTATGATTGTGCGACATTACCGGAGTTTTTTAACTTTGATGCCGACAAGCGGTTTGAATATGAAATATCTGTTCATTGCCGGGTTGTCGGGATAATGGAGGCGTAAAATGTGTAATACTTCAAAGAAGAAAAAAGGGAGAAGGAAATAATGATTGCCGATACCAAAAAAGTCCAAACAATGATTAATGTACTAGCGGACCAAATGACAATTATTCGGTCCGCAGTTGCTACAATGGTTGCGGTAAAAACGGCATATATCACGATTAATCCAGATCCAACAGGAACGCCATTACAGGGTAATGTTGCGGCTGTAAATACGGCTTTAACAGCATTGAAATCGGAAACAGACAAAGCATTATGGACAACATTGATTAAGGCAAAAGTTCCTTCCCACCGAGGGGAAGCAATAGAATATTAAGGAGGTAAAATAAATGGCAACAGCAACAATTTTGCTTCCCGTCGAATCAGCAAAGTTACCAAGCACAGCCGCCGCTGGAATTGATGGCGGGAATGATCAATGGTATCTTCTTTTTGATGATACCACCGTCGAGAAATGCCGGTGGCAGTTTCGTATGCCTGGGGATTATTCTTCTGGCCTTACTTCAAAAATACAATATTGTATGGCAACAGCCAAGTCAGGACTTGTTGCGTTTAATGTCTATATTATGGCAATCAGCGACGGGGATTCTGCCGACATTGACACGGATTCTTTTGATTCTGCAAACGTAGGATATGCCACAGTTCCGGGAACAGCCGGGTACTTGGACGAAATATCAACTTCATTGTCAAATGTAGACAGCGTTGCAGCCGGGGACTTGGTTGTTGTTTGTCTTGAACGCGCTGCTGATCAGACGAGCATTGACACAGCGACAGGCGACGCAAAAGTAGCAACATTTTCATTAACATATACGACGACATAATGAATATTTTTAAGTGGCTATTTAAAAATTTACTTCATAAACTATCCGACAATGCCGGAGCTTTATATTGCGACGGGGTTAATGGCGGGGCGTGGAAGGAAAGTGTTCTTGGTTCCACGTTTGATGCAATTACAATAAGTTTCATTATAACTCCATTTGACGTTGATGCGAAGAGTTATAAAACGTGGGACCAGATTATTACTTTTAATGGTAATGCTAACGCTTATTATATTCGTTTGGATGAAACTGGCGTTCCGATTGCTAGTTTCTTTCAGGGTGGAAGTACATGGACGAGAGTAACCGGCACAACAGCGCTTACTGACAATGTTCCTGTTGTTATAACATCAACATATAACAAAAATGCTCGCAGTAGTATATATATAAATGGGATGGAAGATGGATACACTACTGCTCCGAATACAGACATTGCTGGAACGACAGGATGGGATTTTTCAATAGGCGGCGAGGCATATAGAACTACTGATGTGATAAATAGTGCAACTTCTTTTTATGGTTTGGTTGAAGAATATTATGTTTGGGCTACTTGTCTTTCTGCTGATGAGGTCGCAAGATTAGCTACTAAGATACGAGGTATAGGAAGAAGCATTCGTACAAGTAGTTTATATTTGTATTTTCCTCTCGATGATTACCCAGACGGGACAAGTACGGTCGGAAGTTATTTTCATAATCATTATAAAGAAGTTGCTGGAAGACAAGAATTATTAGCGACAACAGGAAGCGAATGCCGAGCATCCGTACTTGTTAAATCAAAATCTTATATTCAATTCCCGCGTGTTGGAAGCGGGTTGATGCTTGTTAAACCTGACCCATTCTCTCTTGAATTAACATTAAATTCTCCGTCGGTAACAGCAGATCAAAATGTTACGCCAACCCCTAGTGCATTAGGGTTAACACTTAGTTTGCAATCTCCTACAATAGAAGCGATCCGTAATGTAACGGTAACGCCTGATGCATTAACGCTTTCTTTATCATTACAGACTCCGACAATATCAACAGTAACGAATGCTACCCCGACGCCAAGCACTTTGACATTAGCGTTAACGCTTAATTCTCCTACGATAGAAGCGATACAGAACAATACGCAGACGCCAAGTACATTACCATTAACGCTTACATTGAACGCCCCGACGGTTGTTGCCACCCAAACAAGGACGGTTACCCCGTCAACATTGACTTTGGCATTATCTTTATATGATCCATCTGTATCAATAACCGGGTCCGCCACCGTAACGCCTAGCGCATTAGATTTGACATTAACTCTTAATTCTCCGACATATTCGATAGCGGAGTTAAATATCCCGGCGACATTTGAACTCGCGCTTACCTTACTTTCTCCAACAATAGCGATAACCGAGATTCCTGATACATTAACTTTGGCATTATCTTTATTATCTCCCGGAATATCAACTTCTTTGCATGATACTGTGTTTGTAGATTTTCAGCAGTTGACTTTGTCTTTATTGGACCCGACGATAGAGGTCAGGGAGGTTCCGGACGTATTGGCATTAACTCTTTCATTATTGCAACCGGCATTTGTTATTTATCCGCATCCAGTTGAATTAACTTTGACTTTGCTTGATCCATATATCGCTTATGATTATTTATTAACCGGCATTGAACCGTTAGGCCTTAACCTTTCTTTGAATGATCCGCGTACAGATACGGGAGAATTTAGAAAAACAAAAGGTCCAAAACGTGATCCGGTTGAACCTATATCGAAACGAGTTTTAGCAGAATCAACAAACAAAATCGTTAACTCTGCAATCTATTAAAATAAGGAGCCGATTATGGCAGAGAAAGCAATCGCACAAGCGTTCTTAGAAAACAGCATTGGAACAGGGTTCGGGGTGTTGGTAGCGATTTTGTTATATATGCTTGTTCGGCATGTGCTTTGTCAGCAACGTGAAATTCTGGATATGGCGACGCAACAAAATGAAAAATGGCTGATTGTGGTTAAAGATATGCAAAGAAGTCAAGAGGTATTCCAGGCATCAGTTGCACAACAGCATAAGAATATGCTTGAAGCACAGGAAAACACATTAAAGTTTTTACAGACGACAAATATAAGAGTATGTCCGCAAGTATAAATAAAAGAAAAGTTTGGTGTAAATGCTGTCATGTATGGGTTGAAGTAATGGATTATGGAAGTATCTGGCGTTGTCCATTATGCAAGGAGATAATACAATATGATAAACCAATTCCTAAAAGCGAAAACAGACACGCTTAAACTAACAATATATTCAAATAATTGGCCTATTATACCGACGGCGGCATACATAACCCTGTATGATCCTGCCGGGAAAGAGATTCAGGCGCGGACGGCGGTTACTGGAATAAATATTGTTAATGGAGAAATGACGTATTCGCTTACCGCTGTCCATACAGCAGATACCGGGCTTAATTATAAAGCGTTATGGGAATATACTTATGACGGAACGGACTATCAGGAACAGCAATTATTTGATGTTGTTCTCAATAAACTTGCAATATCAATTACCGACGACGATTTGTTTTCTGAACTTGAATCACTGAAAGATGCGAATAAACAGGCGACCGGGACGGCTGACAGTTCAACTTCTTCGACTTTGGTTGATACCGAAAGAAAGGAATCAAATAACGCTTGGCGCGGGGGAGTTATTGAGATTACATCAGGAACCGGAGAAGGCCAACGGCGAAATGTAACGGCTTTTGTCCAGAATACAAGCACGTTTACCATATCCCCGAATTGGGAGACCGATCCTGACACAACAAGCAAATATTTTGTTGTCGGTTCTTATTCCGAGAAGATCGCGCAATCATTTAAGAAGATAGAGAAGATGCTTTATGACAAAGGGTTGCGTCACGCACTTATTATTGAATCTTCACAAATTGAGATACCGCTTATTTATTTGACTATTTCAAATATCTGTCTTGACCTTACCAGAGAAGAAGGGGATAAATGGAATATTCTTTTCAAAGAATATGATTCTTTATTTAAAGAATCCTTCTCAAACATGAAACTCGAATATGATGAAGATGAAAGTGGTTCTATCGTCGGACAAGAAAGCGGGCAGAACGTAACTGAGATAAGGATAGGGCGCGGATGATGTTAAGTATAAATATTCTTACTTGGAACAACATTGATACCATAGGCCGTGTTCTTGCGGTATTGAATCCGGAAGTGTGTTCCCTTAATGAATCGGGAGTTAAGACCGAGGTTATTATTGTTGATAACGGTTCAACCGACGGAAGCCAGGATTATGCGAATATAAAAAATGCGGAAAATCTTGGAATATCAAAAGGAAAAAATCAAGGCATTCGCACTAGTAAAGGCGAGTTTATTATGCTCATTGACGGAGACCTGGTCCCTGTCAGGAACAGTATAACTTGTTTGCTTGAATATATGGTCGGTAATAAAGAGATTTTAGCGTTAGGGTTTTATCCCAATAAGTTTACGAACCAGAAGGATCGGGAAGATTTTAAATATGCCGAACAATATTGCATGAGGTTACATGAAGTTAAACCGCATGTTTGCGCGTGTCTTTTTTATGGCATGTATCGTCGAGAAGTCTTTGATAAATGTATGATGGACGAATCTTATGGCCCTGGATATGGATGGGAAGATCACGATTTCTTTATGCAGATGAAAACAGCCGGGATTATTCAATATGTATGCGGGATTAATAACGCACACGGAAAATATTATCATGCAATTAACAGTTCAATTCGAAACATGGGACGCGAGAAGTTTATAACTTCGTCCAAAGAGAGAAATGGATATTATAGCCAGAAATGGGGATTAACCCCGAAGGGCGCAACGGTATGATTTCAAAACAAATAAATTCTCATCTTGACCAGGTTGATAAGCTGAAAGAACAGATCAGAAATGATATTGACGAACTTATCAAAGATATTAATTTGGAAGATGCCATTTCCAGCCCGGAAGATTTCTTTGATAGTTTGGCTATTGAAATAGGGGTGTTGATTATTGATAAATACGGACAGGAAGCAATTTCTTTAGGCGAAGATTTTTCAACAATGCTTGAGGGGTTAAAGAAAGATTTAAAGATTGAGGTTGCCGAGGAGGCAGACCAGAATGCAAGTTAAAATAAGAAAAGCATTGTCTTTCCCGACATTCGATTTCAGCAAGGAGTTAAAAGAGATTGCGGAAAAGATTTTTATTCCTGAACTCGCCGGGCGCATACAGGCCGGCGTTGATATTGATAACAATAAATATCCGTCATTAGCAAGCAACACTGTCCGCCAAAAAGAAAAAAAGAAAACGCGGTTTCATCCGGAAGCGCCGTTAATTGATTCCGGGGAACTGTTCTCATCTTTCCGGAGCAAGGAGAAAGCCAAGAATAGGCGCATTATTTATATTGATGAAAGCCGGGCGAAGATCGGCGTTATCTTGCAGAATGAAGGTGTTAAATCAAAGAAGTATGGTAGACGGCACTTCTTCTTTTTTGGTACGTCAAAGACAATGGAGAAGAACGCCGTTGAGTATATGCTTAACGTGATTAAACGGGAAATAAGAAATGGCAAGCGACGAACAGAAACAGTTTCTTCTTAACCGGGAATTTGAAACTTTGGCGATTATACTTGAATCTGTCGGCTCGAGAACTGCGATTACTTTAAAAGAATATATTGAAACTCGATTATTACAAGGTGCGACGGAGAAAGCTATCTTTGAAGAATTATCCACTGACCTTTTATCTGGCGGGCGGATTTTCGGAGAGTTCCGTAACTCAATTAAAGCTACCATGACAGGGGCTATACAAAAGTTCCGGGATGTCGGGGAGTTTGGCGCGCTTGATTTAAGGGAGAAAAAGAAGTTTCGTTGGGCAGCGGTGCTGGTTAATACTTGTCCAGATTGTTTTAGACGGCACGGGGAAGTTAAGACCTGGGATGCTTGGGAAGCGGAAGGGTTACCGAGGTCAGGGCATACGGTATGCAAGTCAAATTGTCAATGTATGTTGATCCCGGAAGAATATACGGTATTGGAACCCATCAAACGGAGTTAAAATGAGTTATACCACAATCAAGAACGGACTTATTGGAATACTCAACGGATTAAACCTCGTCGAGGAGAAAGAAACAGTAGATTTTAAAAACAAAACTGCGATTAATTTTGATAATAGATATATCCTGACGGTTAATTCCGGGGACAAGGGAGAGTATACCGATACCCTTGTTGACAGAATGTATGATTATCAGGAATGGGATATTAAGATTGCATATAATCGGTCAGAGAATAATGACGTTGTTCAGTATGACAAGATGCACGCCAAGAGGGAAGAGATCATGCAGACGTTTGACGACCCGGATAATTGGTCGGGAATCGCGCAGTTAATACGGTATAACGGTTGGAAAGTTGAAGATTTATCGAGTTATTATCTTTTAACAATCCAATACGTCGTCAAGGACACAATTCTACATTAAGGGGGGAATACAATGTCAATGTTAACAAGGAAAAAAGTTCTTTTAGCGAAACTCGAAACAACCTATGGCAGCGACCCGACGCCGACAGCAGGGTCAAACGCTATTCTCGCAATCGAGCCTGATATCAAAGAGAATTTTAGTCCATTTGATCGCGGGATTCATCTTTCAACATTGAGCAATAAACCGTCGCTTACCGGGATGCAGTTTTCTGATATTACGTTCCGTTGCGAACTCAAAGGGTCCGGGACGCCTGGGACGCCGCCGAGAATGGGTGCGCTCTTGCAAGCGTGCAGTATGAGTGAAACCATTATCTCCGGGACGAGCGTAACGTATAAGCCGACAAGTTCAAGTCAGAAATCGGTATATCTCTACCTCTATGCTGACGGGCGGCTTCACAAAGTCGCCGGAGCCGTAGGGTCATGGAAACTGACATGCCCGCCCGGAGGAATAGCGATGTTTGATTTTAACTTCTCAGGGAAATATGTCGCCGCAACAAGCGCCGCGATTGTTACCGGGACGTATGACCAGGACCCGCCTCAGTGCAAGAGTTGTTCTGTAACGTATAATTCCTATACGGATTTTATTCCTAGACAGATCGAACTTGACCTTGCGAATACGCTTGCCCAACGGCCGAACCTTAATTCCTCTACCGGGCTTGAAGGATTTTTTGTTACTTCCCGCAAGCCGACAATGGTTATTGACGTTGAATCAACAATCGTGGCATCATATAATTTTAGAAGCGACGCTATGACAAACCAGAGAGAAGTTGCCTGGCAGGTCGGAAGTGTAGCGGGAAATATATGTTCAATCACGGTTCCTAAATACAATATTACTACCGTCGAGTATCAGGACGGGGATGGAATTTTGCTCGATAAAGTTACCGGCGAGTGTACGGTTAATAGTGCCGACGACGAAATCGAGTTGGTTTTTACTTAATTAACACTATACCTATAAGGGGGAAGTATGTTGCCAATCATTGATGTAAACCAACGGATTGAATTTTCAATCAGCACAGATCAGGACCCAAAGACAATTTTTATTTTGAAACCTCTTTCCGGGATTCAGCAGTTTGGATTATCAAGGAACCTTATCAGAAACGAAAACGGGACATATACCACAACGGAAGATTATGCGTCAAAGTTATTGAATCTTGCCATTGTTGAAATAAAAAACCCGGATATTAATGATGCGTATGAACTTGAAAAATATATAAGCAATCTTAATGTCAGCGCTGTTTCTGAACTTATTTCCAAAATAAGCGAAATGACGTTTGTTACGGAGGAGGAAAGAAAAAACTTATAATTGCCGCGCATGTAGGAGAAATGGGGTTTGATTGTGCGGCATGTAAAGAAGCGCAAAAGGTTGAATACGGGTGTGAACAGGATAGCCCGATACCGGATAAATGGACGTTATACGATTATAAATTCCAACGCTGTCCGGTTAAAATGTTAACCCCGGAGGTTAATCAATATATTTATGCTTTTAATATGATGAAGATAGGGTTTCTTCCTTCTTCCGGGGGATGGGCAGGACAAGCAAATAAGTTCCTTGAAGCTATTCAGATATTAGCGACCGAGGGAGCAAAGAATGGCAGAAAAAAACAGACTTGAGATTGAGGTCCTTGTAAAAGACGAAGTATCTAAGCAACTTGATGCGATACAAAAAAAGACAGATACTTTTTCCGATAAGGTAAAGAAAAACTTTGTTGAGATTGCCGCAAAGACCGCGCTTGTTGTTGCTGCATTTAAGACTCTCGAAAAAGCGGTTACGACCGTCGTCGAAGCCGCTTCCCGACAAGAAGATGCGGTAAAGAAACTCAATACTCAGCTTGAAATTAATGGTCAGTATACCGCTGAACTTTCGGATTATCTTGTCCGGTACGCAGACGAGTTACAATCAACAACACGATTCTCGAATGACGCTATAATCAAGCAAGAAGCGTTTGCTATGGCTATGGGTGCGTCGGCTGATCAAGCAAGCCAGATTGTTAAGGTTGCCGCTGATATGGCAGCTTCGCTCAATATTGACCTTAACGCAGCGACGAGAAACGTAACAAAGACACTTGGGGGATTTGCCGGGGAACTCGGTGAGGTTATCCCTTCATTAAAAAATCTTACCCAGGAACAATTACGGGCCGGGGAAGGCGTTAATCTTCTGGCGACGTTGTTTGCCGGCGCAGCGCAAAAAGATGCACAGACTTTTTCAGGATCAATAGACCAGCTCAAGAATGCTTGGGATGATTTCAATAAAACAATAGGAAACTTTTTAATTAATAATCCGGTTGTTAAAGAAGCCATAACCGGATTGACTAATGGTATTCAGCAACTTATCAGAGAAATAAACACTTATACAAAAGATCAAGCGCGGTTTGAATCTGAGAAACTTATTGAACAGCTTGATGCGCGGGTTAAAGAAATAAATGCAAAGATCGCCGCATTAAAGGCCGGGGAGGCATCCGGAAGCCAGCAGATAGCTTTTATGGAAGAACAGTTGCAGAAAATCAATTCTTCTATACGAGGGTATAAAGCGCTTACTATCGTAAAGGAATTATCAGCAAAGCAACAAGAAAGATATAATGACCTTCTTATTCAACAGCAACGTCTTGAAGAAACAATAAACCGTATGCAACTTGAATCTGCTGATTCCCCGGAAAATCTCGAACGTATTAATGCTCTTATGGAAGAACGGACAGTGTTGATGCTGATGATCGCGGAACAAAAGCAGCGTATTATTGAACTCGACCAACAGCAGAATATCATTGATCTTGAAGCAATCGAAGTTGCCAAGCAGCGTGCGGAAGAAGAAAAGAAAGCAGCAGATGCGCTTCTCGCCACAAAAGAACTTGAGAGCAGTATCGCTAATCAGGCGTTTGCAACAGCAAAAACTATCCAGACATCACTTGGTAACGCTTTCGCCAGAATTATAGACGGAACAATGACAGCTAAAGAAGCCATGAAAGAATTTGGTTCCCAGGCAGTTGCAACCCTAGCAAATTTTGTTGCACAACAGATTGTTGCCGCGACTATTGGCAAAGCCATGACGGTTGTTTTAACAACCATGCTTTCCGGTATGGCGGCTACAATATCAGCGGCGTTTGCTCCTGCGGCAGCGGCTGTTTCTTTGGCGACGTTAGGCGGGAACGCGGCTCCGGCTATCGCAGGGATGGCGACAACCCACGCGACGGCTATGGCGTTATTTACTCCGAAAGCTATGGCTTATGGCGGGGAAGGGGTTGTTACAAAACCGACATTATTTCTTGCCGGTGAGAATGGACCGGAAAGCTATAACTTCACTCCTTTGGATAATTCTTCTTCGTCGGGAATAACAATACATATCGGCAATATAACCATAGGTTCAAAAGAAAATATTTCTGATTTAGCGGAAGAACTTGGTTTTGAAATTGAACGCAGACTTCGTTATGCGAGGGGGATATAATGGCAACGGCAATTAAAATAACTCCCAAGAATCTTATCGGTGATTTTGGATATTGTGAATCCTGGTCCCTGGGAACGTCAGTTGCCCCGGACGGGTGGACCATGACAGGGACCGCCGGAAGCGTTGCCCGCGAAGGGACCATTGTTAAGTTTGGTTCTTATTCAATGAAGATAACTTCCGGTTCATCTTCAACGTATTCCGCAGAATATTCGTTTAGTGATTATTCCTCTTATAAAGGCAGGACAATGACTTTTGGAGCATATATTTATTGTGGGACAGCGGATAAAGCAAGAATAAGTATTTATGACGGAGTATCGACGAGTAATTCTTCTTATCATACGGGTTCAAGCACATGGGAATATGTTTCTGTAACTGCCAAAATTGATTCTTCCGCAACTGAGATAACTCTTTCTTGCGAAGTAGCAAGCACATCAATAGCAGCTTATTTTGACGGCGGGATTTTTGTCGAAGGGGAAACCGCTTATATTGATTTATCCGGAGAGATTGAGGATTGGAAACCGGCAACGAAGATAACGCTATCTAAGTTTGAACTTGCCCGCAGGGATGAAACTTATATTGATATGGAAAGCGTTGTTTCACGTGAAAAGTCAATCAGTATAACCGGAAATATATATAAATCAACCGCTGCTTTGGCAAGAAGTGAATATGATACTATTCTTCAAAATCTTTTCCCTGGCGAAAAATGGCTTTATCTTTTTGACGATAGGTATATCCCGGCGGTGTTATCTTCCGAAAACGCAACGTATAAAGCCGCATTGAAATATCTTAAATTCTCTTTGACTTTTACCGCTCCGGGATCATTCAATTATTATATTTCGCGGTTACGAGATACAGAGGTTATTTCTTCAACGCCGACGAGCTTTAATTTTAGTTATGCCGGGGGGATATTTACTCGCCCGAAAATAACTTTTTCTGCTGATCAGGGCGGGGACATTTCGTCTTGTGTGTTGCAGAACCTTACTTCCGGGGAACAGGTTTCTTTTTCCGACACAGTGTCAAGCGGGAATGACTTAGTTATTGATTGCGACGAACAGACGGTTAAAAATAATGGGGTTGATTCTATTGCTTATTTCGCAGGGGATTTTTTAAAGTTGGTCCCTGGAACAAATTATTTTGTGTTTACGGGTTCAGATTGCACAATAAAAATTGATTATTATAAAAGGTGGCTTTCGTGAAGTTCAGAGTTGAATTACGCGATAGGTCTTTTACTTTGCTTGAAGTGCTTGATAAAGAAATTATGTCTTTATCATGGGATTATGCGCGACTTGGCGGGTGTGGCGGGTTTAGTTTTAGTCTGCCTAGAAGGTACGGCGAGGAGAAGTTTATTTCCGGTGATTTTAATGTTAGGATTTATATCCGTGATTCTTCCGGGACATATAATTTATGGTATCAGGGGCTTGTGGAGAATAAATCTCCTTCAATCGTTGGCGGGGAGGAAACGCTTTCCGTAACTGGACACGGATATTTTACTCAACTCGAAAGATATTATGTTGACGAAGATTATTCCTCGACGGAAATAAGCGCAATCGTTAAAGATATACTCGATACTTATGTTGTTCCCAACAGCGATATTACATATAGCACGTATGATATTGACGATACCGGATTTACTGCCGACACATTAGAAATTAATACTAATGCCAAAGATGCCATACAGACGTGCGCTGATATTGTTGGTTCGCGGGAATATGGAGTTGACGAACAATTACAATTCTTTTTTATCGAGCGCTCTGATACCGTCGGGTTTCGTTTCCCCTTAGGGAAAAAAGTAACGAAATATAACCCTGAACAGGATTTTAAAGATATTGTAAATAGGGTTATTATCCAGGGAGGGGACGTAGCGGGAAGCCCATACTTTAACACTTATGACGATTCAGGAAGCCAATTAAAATATGGACGCAGGGACGAGATTGTTGAGAATACTGCGATTGTAACCGATACCGTAGCGGCGCAATATGCTTCCGCTATTTTTGCAGAATACCGTGATGTTATTCGTCGGGCGACATGCGAACTTGTTAATTATAACGAACGCATTGAAGCTAATCTTCCATTACCGCTTGTCCAGATTCTTGCAGGAGGGACGACATACGGAGAGAAATATTACGGTACTTTTCTTTATTGCGGATTGATAAATCGGCAGATAAATAAAATAAGGTATTCTATAAATAATAATGGAATTATGAGTATTTCGCTTGATATGGGCGCGCGGAGGCCGAACCTTTCCGAAGAAATAGCAAAATTGAAATTTAAAATTGAACAGCAAAGGAATTATTCTCTATGAAAGATTTTGATATTAGGATCGGAACTCCTGGATGCAATAATTTTTTAAGTGTTCTTGACGAGAAAAGAATACAAGACAAAGTAAATATTAATAAAGAAAACGGCGTTAAACCATTAATGCTTCTTGCTTTATTAAAAGATGAGCTTTCCGATTTAAAAGAAATGCACGAACATATTTCTTCTAAAATAAACAGCGGGGAGATTAAAAAAAACCTAGCTGAATACCGACGGACAAGGTTGTGTATGGATGTTCAGATATTAAACCTTATTGAACAGATAGAATATATAGAGAAGAAATACAGTAGGAGGGTTAAATAATGGCGGCAAGTTATCCTTCTTCATTAAAGAGTTTTACCACAAAGACAAATTATGTTGACCTTGTTGACGCTTCGCACGTTAACGATTTACAGGACGAGGTTGTTGCGGTTGAAACCGAACTCGGGACAGATGTCGCCGGAAGTGCCACGAATTTAAAGACACGGTTAGCGGTATCTATCGCAGACACAGGAGCCGTTCAACGCGGGACTTCTTTCCCGGGGTCTCCAGTTGCAGATCAATTATTTGCTCGCACCGACGAGAATCAATTATACCGTAGGAACTCTGCAAATGACGCTTGGGTTGCTTTAGGCGGGGTTGAAAATTATTCTGACGGGACATTGATAGAATGTTCCGCCGATACGGAAAGAACTTCAACTGCTGCGTCTTATACAAAAATAAAAGAATTTTCACCTTTGATGAGAGGCGGAACAATAAGCGTAACATGGCAACAAAAAACCGATCTTGGTTCTTCAAATTCATCAAGAGCAAAAGTATATGTCAATGATATTGCCGTCGGAGTAGAAAAAACAACAACGTCAAATGATTATGTTACAATGACAGATACTGGAATAACTGTTGCGGCAGGTGATGTCGTGCAAATTTATTCTTACGCTGACGCAGGGGTGAGCCATAAGATTGATGATGCAAGTATTCTTTGTGCTAATCCGACGACACCGGAGGAGGCGAGCGGATATTAATGCTGAAAGATATTTTAAAAGAAGTATTAAAAGAACTCTTAACACCACAAACTATATTTGCGTTAATGTTCTACCTGACTTATTTAAAACGGGTTTGGCTTGGCGAGCCCGTACCGGAAGGATTAGCGCAAATTGTAAATATGATATTGGCTTTTTATTACGGCATGAAAGCCGGACGCACTATCGCTAAAAAGGAGAATAACAATGAGCAAAAAAACTAAGGTAATTATTTGGATCGTCGGTGGAGCAGTTACGGGCGGGTTATCGGCATGTATAGCGGTTTGGCCAGCATACACGGCTTATATTGCTTCTGCCGTCGGGTTAATTTCTTCCGGGTTAGCGGCAATAACTGGGTTTTCTTCTACGGCTTCCGAATAATGAGCGCATTCGGAAATTTAACCAGCATTGTTGATAAACTCCTCGAAAGGTTCCTCCCCAAAAAAGCGGAATCTTTGCGGAATAAGATTGACCGTTTAAAAAAAGAAATTGAGGCCGTTCATAATGAACCGAGGACTTTTGATAATCTTGTGCGTCTTGAGCGTCTTGTTGACAAGTTGTCAAGCGCAGAAAAAGAACTCCAAAACCGTGCCGGTTAGAATAACATACGGCAATCGCGGAGAACAGCCAAAAGAAGTATGGCCGGAATATAATTGGTATTGTATGGATGCAGATACATACATACCGATTAAAAAATAGTTTCAAAAAATTCTTGACTAAGCGGTTAGGTTATGTATAATAAATTTATACATAAACCTTGAACGAAAGGCCCCGCCAATGGACCACGTAGATCGAGAGCAAGTATTAAGACGTAACACCTCTGGAAATATCTTAGCGGATATTTTCGATTCCTTCCGAGAAGCACAAGTCAATCCATGCGACGAACCATACGAAAAAGAACCTGATATTGATACGGTAGCATTCTGCAAGACATGCGGGGAGCGTATGCTTGTTACACCAGAAGAAACCAAAACCGGAACTTGTCATTTTTGCAGAATGTTATGAGAACTCCAGGACCAGGCGAAAAGCCGACAATAAAAAAACAACTTCAATTAATGAAGTCAATCGCTAGGAAGGAAGGGCGTGATGTCCTTCCTTCTTTATCTTTACCGAAGAAAAAAACTTCTGGGCCAAGAGGGAAATATAATAGGGAAGAAGATCGGTTAAGGCCGTTGATTATAAAAGCGTTAAGGAAGAAAGGGTATCTAGTTTATCGCGTTGAAACTGCAATTAATCATCAACTTGGTATTCCTGATCTATGGGTTATGCACTGGGCGGGGAAGTGGGCCGGATGGCTTGAAGTTAAAACACCGACGGGAGTTTTATCAGACGAACAAAAAGCGTTTATGAAATATTGTGATGTCAATAAAGTTAATTGTTTTGTTATTCGTTCCGTCGAGGAAGTAAATAATTTCTGATAACAGAGCCGAACGGTCGGCTATGTAATAAAAACCTAAAAAAGGAGAAGATCAAATGTCATTACGCGCGGTTAAGCCCGGAGAAACAAAGCCATCAAAAGTAAAAATGTTAGTTGCCGGTGATCCTGGTTGCGGGAAAACATGGTTTGCTCTTGATTGGCCTATGCCGTACCTTATTGACGCGGAGGGCGGGGCTGTAAGGGAACAATATCAAAACAAACTTAAAAAAGTCAATGGCCTTTATTTTGGGCAGGGGCAAGGGGCGGGAAACTTTGCTGACGTTATCGAAGAAGTAAAGACGCTTGCGACAACAAAACATGACCGCAAGACTTTAATTATTGACAGTTTTTCGCACCTTTATTTGGAAGAAGCGGCCCGCGCGGAAGAAAAAATCGGTAATGATTTCGGGAGGGATAAGAAGGAAGCAAATAAACCTACCCGCCAACTTATGCGCTGGGTTAATAAATGCGATATGAATGTCATTCTTATCGCACATAATAAGGCGAAATGGGTGCGGAAAGGATCAGAAATATTCCAGGAAGGAAACACTTTTGACGGATATTCCAAACTGGAATATGATCTTGATTTATATATTGAGATTCTTCCGGGATATAAGAATTTCATCATCAAAAAAAGCCGGATTGAATCTTTACCGCAAAACCAAAACATGCCTTTGTCTTACAAGAATTTTGCTGAAATATATGGCGCGGATATTATTGAAGCTGATGTTAAACCGGCAAACATGGCGAGCAAGAAACAAATAAAACAAATCAAAGAAATGATTGAGGCCCTTAATGTTGGGCCTGATCAAGTTGAAAAATGGTGGAAAAAGGTTGACGTTGAGGATTGGGAAGAAATGACGGCGGAACAGATTGACAGCTTAATCCAGAACCTTAACAAAAAAATCAATAGTTTAGGAAAAAACAAGGAGGAGAAGAATGGTTAAACGGAATGTTAATGCCGGGCAAGGCGAACCAGAACAACAGGACTTTCAGTTGCCTTCTGAAAAAGAGCATCTTTTACAAGTAGTTGAAATTTACGATTGTGAAGATAACCCGCATCCTAAAATTTCGCTTGATGAAGATACCGTTGTCTTAAAACTCGAAGTTGTCGGCGGGGAAGAAGAAGGGCGGTCTTTGTTGCACCGGCTTTCCCTTGACCAGGAAGGAAAAGGGTTCTTCGCAACACGGTTATTTTTAAAAGCAATCGGGGAAGAATATCATGGAGATATTACCATTGATACCGATATGTGGGTAGGTTGGCAATTCTATGCGACAGTTATTCACAACGGGAAGTATGCGAATATCGAAAAGTATAATTTCGATAAAAAGGTTGACAATTCAATGGTCCCGGCTCCTAATAAGGAAGAAGTTAAAAAATCATCCGGCGAAGAAGTCGCCTGGGATGAATAGGGAGAAACCCATGAGAGAACAAGATATTTTATATGAAATCCAGGTATGCGAGAGCAGTCTTGAAAAGTACCGCAAGTTATATGTTAAAGCAAAGTGCGACTTAACTTGCGCTAAAACAAAGTTGGTTGATTATCTTATCGCAAAGAAGAAAGAAGAAAAGGTTTTAGCGGAAAAACATCTGGTAAAAACAGCGTGAGGGATCTCTTGCTTCTCCTCTCCTCCTCTAAGCAAGAGTGAAGTTTCCGGGGAGTTCCTGGCGGGGCGCTCCCCGGCCCTCATTAAATAGAGATATCCTATGCCTTACGAATTAATCACTTCTAGCGGGATTCTTTCTCCTGCCCACAGAGAACAACTTCATAAAAATAGGGGTTTCTCCGACGACACAATAAATAATAATAGGTTTTTTTCAGGGGGAGAGTATCTTCTATCCCTGGAAGGGCCTCTGCAAGCAGAGTTCGGTGAGGACAAACTTATTGAATCCGGAGTTATGATTAAGACCGGGAATAGGTCGCTTACTCTCTCAACTCAACTTCTGCAAGACAGAATAATTATTCCTTACCTGGATAAAGAGAATAAAGCATATTTTATCCGCCCTCATAAGCTAGGACTAGAGGGAGCGGGAATACAAGTTTATCAAGATAAAAATTTCGATAGGTCAGTTATTCTCACCGAAGGGGAATTTAAGGCCGTCGCAGCGTGTCAACTTGGAATCCCGGCAATAGCAATCCCTGGTATTGGCAGTTTTTCTTCTAATCATTTCCTGGAACTTGTTAAGAAGTTAAATGCTTTTAGTGTCCGCGATATTTGTATTGTCTTTGATAATGAAGTAAAAGACGATCCTTCCCTCCCGAATTATAAAGAGAAACCGATTAATAGATATGATGTCCAGTATTATTCAATTCTCATGGCGGAACGTTTACGCAAAGAAGGGTTCCGCACAATGATAGGGACCATCCCTGACAGTTGGCGAGTTAATGGTAAAGCCGACCTCGACGGTGCACTGGCCCAGGGGAAAGGGAAAGACGATTTTGTTTTTATAATTAAGAACTCTCTTACGGATAAAGAATATTTCGAGGCGCAGACAACTGACATTAAAAAGATTATTAAACGCAAAAAGGCGCATAAGTTTTTTAAATCATTAATTAAGAAAGAATACAATAAATATTATGCTTTGCGTCAATTCGGGCATGGGAGCAGTAAAAGTGAAGATTGGGTCGAGATATCTAACTTCATAATCCACATTGAAGCGACGCTTGACACGCCGGAAGGGATGCTGCGGGAGGTAACGTTCCTGAACGAGTTCGGAGAACGGACCCGGTCATTTACTATGCGGCCGGCAGAGATGGCGAACCCCGACGCGTTTAAGACGTTCTGCCTTTCAAAAGGGAACTATCTCTGGCGTGGGGCGCGGCATGAACTTGAAATGATATGGCAGGAAGAGTTCCTGACTTCCGACGGGCGCGTTATTGTTGAGTTCGATCATGTCGGCTACGTTGAAACTGAAAAGCTATGGATGTTTGGCAATATCGCAATTAAAGACGACGGGACCGAGTTGCGACCGGACTCTAATAATATTTTCTGGACCGACAAGCGCGGGTTTAAACCGATAGCGATAGGAGTATCAACCGGCAGGCAAACCATATCGGAAGGAATACCTTATATTAACTTGAGAGATTTTAACGAGAAAGAACTTTTGTTGCGGTTATCGGATTCTATCGGGGCAACGCAAGCAAAAATATGTCTTGGTTGGTGTGCTGCGGTGTTCTTCATGGATATCGCCTTTTCGTTGTTCCGCTGTTTCCCATTCCTATTCTTGACCGGGAGAAAGGGGAGCGGCAAGTCTACAATCGCGGAATGGTTGACATATATTTTTGGACTTGAGACCGGGGGAAAAATGATTAAGGAAACGACCCCCGTCGGTATACAGCGGTACCTAGCGTATTATTCTTCTCTGCCGGTATTCCTTGACGAGTATCGCAACACAAAAGATATTGCGTATAAGTCAGGTATGTTAAGGAACTGTTACAACCGACAGAGCGCCGGGAAGGGCATCAAAGCCGATTTCGGCGTGCGGGAAGCAAAGGTCAGAGGGACCCTGATCCTAACCGGGGAAGAAACACCAGAGGATAATGCTTTATTAAGCCGATGTATCTGCATTAACGTATCTGTAAAAAATCGAAAAGAAAATCAATATAATTGGTTCATGGATAACATGCTAAAGTTCTCGGCGATTGCTTATAAGTTAATTAAGAACAGACCGTCTTTGATAAAAACATTTTCGGAATCAGTTACCGGCGCGCGGGAACATTTTGTTACTAAAATTGAGAACAAGAAAGAAGCGGTTGATGATCGGACCGCAATAAATTATGGGGTTGTGGTTTCCGGGTATGAAACGCTTTTTGGGGTAGATGAAGAATTTAGGGATAGTATTGAAACTGAAACTGTCAGGATTTTTAAAGAAACCGAAAGCGAACACATTGTCCAGACTTTCCTTGATGATATTGTGGCATTACGGTTGCGCGGGCTTCTTCCTCCTGGGGAATATGCTAACCACAATAACGGGATTTTATACTTATATTTTCATGGGGTGTATATGATATGGGCGCGGGAGTATCAGGCGG